TACGTTTAGATATCTTAGGACCAGTTGGTGATGTAGTAGGTGAGTGGATTATCAAAGGTGCTTATGTTAAAGAAGCTAACTTTGGTGAATACGATTGGGCTAATGAAGCTTATGTAAGTATCAGCACTACAATCGCTATGGATTATTGCATCTTGAATTACTAATCTAAAAAACATAAAATTAAAGCCGTCCCAAAAGGACGGCTTTTTTTATTTTTATATATTTATATATATAAAACAATATAAACGTTATGGAACAAAAGTTCAAATACCCAACAGAACAAATCGAATTACCTTCTAAAGGTTTACTTTACCCTACAGAATCGCCTCTATCAAAAGGTGTTATTGAAATGAAGTATATGACAGCAAAAGAAGAAGATATTCTATCTAATGCTAACTTTATTCGTCAAGGAACAGTTATTGACAAGTTATTACAATCAATGATTGTTACCCCTATTGATTTTAATGAATTATTAAGTGGTGATAAAAACGCTATTTTAGTAGCGGCTCGTATTTTAGGTTATGGTAAAGAGTATGATTTTATGTACACTGATCCTAATACAGGAGTATCAGAACCAGTACGCGCTGATTTATCAACATTAGATTCTAAACCATTAGATGAATCATTATACACACCAGGTAAAAACGAATTTAATTTTGAATTACCATTTTCTAAAGTAGTAGTAACATTTAAGTTATTAACACATGGTGATGAAACTAAAGTAGATAAAGAAATTACTGGTTTAAAGAAAATAAATGCTAATGGCTCATATGATGTCACAACTCGTTTAAAACACACTATTGTAGCTGTTAATGGTGATAGAGATTTAGCTACTGTTAGAGAATTTTGTGAGAACATGTTAGCTAGAGATGTAAGACCATTACGTGAATATATTAATAAAGTATCACCAGATATTGATTTAAAAATTAGTTTTACTAAAGCTAATGGCGACGTAGTGGAGGGCGTTGATCTACCAATAGGGATTAACTTTTTTTGGCCTGACACCGGAATATAAAAAAATAATATTAGACGAAATATTTTCACTTTGTTATCATAGTCAAGGTGGTTTTACACATGATGAAGCGTATAATATGCCTATAAGATATAGGCGTTATTATTTACAAAAATTAGTAGAAACACATGAAAAACAAAATGAAGAAATGGAAAAGAAATTTGGTAACGGAAATTTAATTGATGATAAATCATCAAAACCAGGTAAATTAGCCCCACCTCCAATACCAGATTTCGCATTTAAAGCAAGAGCGCCTAAAAAATAGGTGCTCTTCATATTTATACTCGATAAATTCTATTAATTAATGGCTACACCAGCAGCACCTACACCAGCAGCACCTACACCAGAAGAATTACGTAGACAGCAAGAGTTTACAGATAATGTGGAGACGATGGAGGATACCTATCGATCGATAGCTGTTTTACTTAAAGATATATTAGGTAAACAAAAAGATCTTGAAGGCTCTACTAAAAAAATCGCTGAAGAATATTCTAAAGATTTAGTAAAAACTTATAGACAATTAGCTAAAAATTCTCTTGAAGTACTTGATAATGAAGAAAGATTACTTACTGGTTCTATTAAGAGTAAAGATATACAAAAACAAATAAGTGATATAACATCTAAGCAAGGATTTATAAGTAGTAGAATAAATCAATTAAAAAAACAAGGTGTTGTATTTGATGCTTCTGATCTTAGAATACAACAAGATTCTGAAGAAACTCTTGCTAAACAATTAGTAACTTTAAAAGAACAATTAGTAACATCTGAGAAAATAGAGAAAGCAGCTGGTTTAACAGGTAAAATTTTTGCTGATATAGCTAATCTACCTCTTGTTAGTAAATTAGTTAGTGCTGAAAAAGTTACTGAAGCTATATATGAAAACGCGGCTAAATCTAAAAGTGCTTGGTCTGCGTTTGGAGCAGGTTTATTAAGTACATTTACTCAAATGGGTAAAAAACTTACTGATCCATTAGTTTTATTTACAGCTCAAATAGCTTTAATTAAAAAATTTTATGATTTATACAGTGGTGTTAATCAACGAATAGTAGAACAAGGTAAACAATTAGGTATAAATAAAGAGCAATCTCAAGCTTTATATGAGAGTGCATTTAAATATGCTTCTGAACAAAGAAATGCCTTTGTAACTGAAGCTAGAATATTAGAAGGCAGATATAAATTAAATGAAGCGTTAGGTACATCTATTGCTTTTACTAATAAAGAAGCTATCACTGCTGAAAAATTATCCCATTATTATGGTATAAGTGAAGAACAAAATGCTCATTTAGCTATATTAGCGAGAGAAACAAATCAAACAAATGATGATATTTTAAACACAGTTATTAGAACTGCTAATGAACAGAAAAGACAATTTGGTGGCTCAATGAGTTATCAAAAAGTACTACAAAAAGTAAGTTCAATTAGTGGTGATATATTAACTAGGTTTAAAGGTAATGTTGGTGAATTAGCTAAAGCTGTTCAACAAGCTGATAGATTAGGTTTAACATTAGATCAAGTAGATAAAATTGGTGAATCATTACTTAATTTTGAAACATCAATTGAAAATGAACTTAAAGCTGAATTATTAACTGGTAAAGCAATTAATCTAGAAAAAGCTAGATCAGCAGCATTATCAGGAGATACAGCTAAATTAACAAATGAAATATCTAAACAAGTTGGTAATATTCATGACTTTGAAAAATTAAACACAATTCAAAGACAAGCATACGCTGAAGCATTTGGAATGACAGCTTCAGAAATGGGTGATATGCTTCGTAAAAAAGAACTTGAAGCTAAATTAGGAGTTGACATATCTAAATCAGCTACTGAAGCATTAGCTTTAGCAGATAAGAGAGGTATCACAATTGAAGAAAGTGTTAGAAAGGATCTTGAAGCAAAATCATTAGCTGAATTACAAAAATATACTTTTGAAAAAATAAAGTCTGTACTAGAAAGAATAGCCTCTGGTCCAATGGCTACAATATTTAAATACTTAGAAAAAGGACTTAAATTTGTAGAAAGCATATTTGGTACTTTTAGTAAAATGACTGGTGGTGGTTTAGGTAATGCTTTAGGCGCTGCTATTTTAGGAGCTCCATTATTATTAGCTACTACTAGATTAATGGCTGGTGGATTAAGAGGATTATTATTTCAAAGAGGTACTCCTCAAAATCCAATGGTTGTAACACAAATTTTAGGTGGAGGAATGCTTGGTGGTGCTAGTGGAGGTACTTTTTATAAAGGAGGACAATTCCTTCCAGGTGGAGGTAGAGCACCAGCAGGTGGCATAACAGTACCATCTCCAGGAATGGCTGGAACTGGAGGAGGATTTAAAGGATTTATGGGCAGTAGTATGGGCTTAGGTTTAGCAGGTATGGGAGTTGGAATGTTAACTTCAGCTGTAACATCAAATATGGAAGCTGGAGGAGCAAAAACAGCAGTTGGTACCTTAGGAGGCGCAGCTTCTGGAGCTTTACTCGGTTCAGCTATTCTTCCAGGTATAGGTACAGCTATTGGTGGTTTAATTGGAGGTATTAGTGGATTAATTAGTGGTTTAGAAGAAGATAGAGCTAAGAGAAAAGCTGAAGAAGCCGCTAAAAAAGATGCTGATAAGAAAACTAATGACTTGTTAGAAAGTTTAGCAGTTAGACCAGTAAATATACAAGTAGGTCCTGAAAAAATGAATAACGCTTTAAACCAATACGGTAAATCAGCTTTAGAAAATTAATATTTATACTAAACAATAATATCATGGCATTATTTGACAAATTAAAAACTAGTAACTATAGCTTAAAAGGACAACAAGGTCCATCATTTGAAAACGAAGGACAAAAAACTTCATCAAATATTCAAGCTTTAACTAATAAAAATCAATTAGTATCTTCACAAGATTTAATATCTGGAAGAACATATGGAAATGGAGTAAACCGAGTTAAAGTAGCTCCATCAGGTTTAGATTTAAATGGTAAAACACCATTATCATATACTAAAGCTTTAGGTTCTACTAACGCTGGAGTTGCTACACAATTTTTATCTAACACTTCAGGATTTACACTTGAAAAAAGATTAGCATTTAGCCCATTAGGAAATCAAGGTAAACCATTACCTAATTTTGAAAATATAGGTCAATTAACTACTTCTGATATTCAAGCTAAAGCTAAAAGTAATGTTTTACAATCTTCACAAGATTTAATAACAGGTAGATTTTATGGTAAAGGTAGATTCCAAGTGTTTGTAGCTCCATCTAGATTAGATGCTAATGGATTACCTATAGGAAATGAATATATAAAAGCTGGTCCTAAAGAAGGACGTTACTAAATAAAGATCGTAAATGCCATTTTCAAATTTAAATAACTCTTGGTCTAATCTAGCTCAGTATTATAACTCTGTTACTTCTAACGGAGTATTTGCTGGTACTATATCTAATCCAAATGTTACAAAAACCCAAAAACCTGAATATCCTAAAATTCAATATTCTTCTTTTGATGATGGTTTAATACGTAGCGGACTTGTTAATACAGGTATTTCTGTACTTAGAGATACAGCCCGTATTGGTAAATTTTTTACTAGTGGAAAAGGTGTTTTATTTGTAGCTAAACAAGTTGGTTTACAATTATCTAACCCTAAATTAGAGTCTAAAAAAACACCCCCAACTACTCCAGGTAATGCTGTAGCAGGAGTTATTAATAGTGTCACTAATGCTTTAGGACCAACTAGAACATATAATTTAGGACTTAATACATTAGCATCAGTTGGAGGTACAGCTTTTGGTTTACATTTTGATAGAGCAGGTATATTGCCTATAATTAATGATAATCAAAAATATGGTGGTAATATATATAATTTAACCGCTGGTGTAGCGTGGTATAATAATTTTAGTGATGATACTAAAAATTCAAATCTTAAAATAAATAAAGATTCATCCAATAGACTTCTTCAATATGCAGATATAATATTTCGTGGTGGAGAAGGTTCAATAGATTTAACTTCATATTTTGGAGGAGCTCAATCTGTTTATGGCATATATCCTAAAACAATTATTAGAACTACAACAGAACGATCATCAGATGCTATTAATAGATTTATAAACTCTGAAACTTATAATAATGATGGTTTTAATCCTTTAACAAATAGAGAAATAGCAGGATTACAACGTGCTAAATTAGAAGATAATTTACAATCACAATTAAACGCTAATAGTGAAATATTAACATATAACAGTACTATAGCGGGATATAACATTGAAAAAAGAGTAGGAACTACAGGAACCTTTAAAAAAGTAGATGCTATAAATGTTATTGATATAGTAGACGGCGGAACATTTTATACAAAAACAAACTCAACAGGATCATTAGCATCAAAAGTATTACAAAGAGATGATGTAGATGGAATTTATGGTAATGACATAATTAAATTTAGACTTGAATTTTTAAATAATGATGGCACTCCAGGAGTAGATAACACAACTGTTTTAGCATTTAGAGCTTATATAGATGATTTTAATGATGGTATGAATGCTAAATGGAATTCATACCGTTATATGGGACGTGGTGAAGAGTTTTATGTATATGAAGGATTTACAAGAGATATCAATGTATCATTTACATTGTTTGCTCATTCTGAAGCTGAAATGAAACCACTATATAGAAAATTAAATTATTTAATGTCTACATTTGCCCCTGACTACTCACCTGCTAATAAAATGAGAGGTAATATAGGTTATTTAACAGTAGGAGAATATTTATTAAGACAACCAGGTGTATTTACAGATATTAAATTATCTGGATTCTTAGACACACATTGGGAAATTGGAATAGATGGGAATGATCAATACGAGGTACCTAAACATATTAAAGTAGGTTTATCATTTAAACCAATACATACATTCTTACCAAGAAAAGCTAAATACACAAATGGTAAACCAGATTATAACACACCATTTATAACTCCAGATTCTAAACGTTATACATATTTTGCTAATAAAGCACAAGAGAATAAATATTTAGGATAAAAATCCTCAATAAAGGTCATATTTATTATCATGGAACGCTACGATAATGTACCAATAATTCAAACTGTACCTACTGTACAGTATCCTAAAGTAATAAGATATAGAGAATCAGTTCGTTACCCTGATATTCCTTTATCAGAAAGCGATGTGTATTTATATACTATGCGTGGAGATAGACTAGATAATCTAGCCCATCAATTTTATAATGATTCAACATTATGGTGGATACTATCAGTAGCAAACCCAGAATTACCTAATGATTCATTGTATCCAACACTTGGTTTCCAGTTACGAATTCCATCTGATGTAAATACAATAATCAATAATTTCAACCAATTAAATTCTTAATATAGTTATGTCTATTTTTAAAGGTACTATTGATCCAATCATAGCTGCTCAACTTAAAGCTCGTGAAAAAGTTGTAGCTCAAATAGAAGATAATAAAACAGGTATTGCTCCTAGAGGAGATGATTTTTTACGCTATACAACTGGTAAAAACGGTTGGACTAGAATGACTTCTTTTGTTGATGCTAAAGTTGGTTGTGTTAAAGAAAAAGATAAAAAAACAGGAGCAAGTACTGGAAAAGAAAAATGTAAATATAATGGCAGTGATTTAGCTAAAAAATATGTTTTAGAAGGTGGTACTTTATTTTATAATAAAGATTCTAATAGTTTTAATTTACGACAAGGAGTAGGAAAAAATAGTGCTGTTTACGCTAGTAATATAGATGAAGGATATTTTAAAAATAAAGATGATGTTAGGCCTTTTGGTTATAGACCAATGCCTGGTATCACTAATGTTAGTGTTATAAATAAAGGAGCATATGGTTCTTTAAGACAGGCTACTGTTAGATTTTATTGTTGGGATAAACATCAATTAGATGAATTAGAAGTTCTATTCATGAGAGTAGGATATACAGTTCTTCTTGAATGGGGATGGTCTCAATACTTAACACATGATGTTGGAGTTAAAGGTATTAATTCTTATCCAAGTGATATTAAAATTGATAATTTTAGTAAAAGTCCAATAGATCCATTTTCTCCTTCAACTGAAAATAGTATATATAATCAAATAGATAGTGGTATTAGAGATAATAAAGGTAATTATGATGCTATGTTAGGTTATATTCAAAACTTTTCATGGCAGTTATTACCTAATGGAGGATTTGAATGTACAACTATTTTAATTTCACGTGGTGAAGCTATATCTACTATTAAAGCTAGTAGTAGTCCTTATACTTTAATAGGAAGTGCTACTGTAGGATCCGCTACTTTAGAAAATGTAGTTAGTTCTACAGGAGATAGTGTTGAAAAACCACCATTAAGTTTATTTGAAAAAATATTTTTAAATATAAAAGCACATGATAATCAAGCTGAAATATATGACCCTAATGGTGAATTTTATGTTAAGTTTGATGACGCGGTTTCCGGTTCAGCAGCTATAAGAACAGATGCTAATAATAAAATTAAAGATCAAGTAAATAAAACTTTTACTGATATTCAAGATGAAGTAGCAAAAACAGCTGTTAAAACAGTAATTAACACTAATGGAAAAATTGAGGTAAGATATTTTAAACCTTTTCATACTAACGCTTGGTTAAAACCAACAGACGGAGGAAATGATGGTGTGGCTTTAGAATATATACAACTAGACCAAGTTATAGCTGTATTAACAACTTTCTTTTTACCTAGGAAAAAAATTAAAGATGATGAGTATGTACCTACTGTCACTATAATAGCACCAGGTAAAACACCTTGTTTAGCTAGTGAAGATTCAGTAAGTATAGATCCAACAGTATGTTTAATTAGAAATGATTTAGCTACTTTTATAACAGATAAAACTGAAGGATTTAATCCAGATTTTTATACTCAGTATGCTAATCAAAACGCGGTTGGTTGGAAACAAAAATTAACTTTAGCAGATTCTAATAAATTTACTTATCAAAAATCTAATAAAAAAGGAACTGTTTTAGGCCAAATAGGTAATATATATGTTTCTATCTCAAAAATAATTGATATATATAGATCTAAAGCAGGATCAAGTGATGGAGTGTCTGTTATTGATTATTTAAAAGATTTATTAGAAGAAATATCAATGACATTAGGGGGTATTAATGACTTTCAATTATATACTGAAAAAAATACTATCCAAATTATTGATGCTAAGTACCTAGAAACATCTGATGACCCAGAAGGATCTAAAAGTAGTAAATTTAAATTTGATTTATTAGGACTAAAAAGTATTTGTAGAGATGTAAAAATTAATTCTCGTATATATTCTGAACAATCATCAATGATTGCTATTGGCGCTGCTGCTTCAGGTGATAATAAAAATTTAGGAGATATTTATTCTACAACCCAACAACATTTTAATGAAGGGTTAAAAGATAGAGTTGTTAAAGATATTCAAATCGGAACTGATGTATCTGATCTGCAAAAAAAAGATGCTCAAGGTAATAATGTTGAAAAAAGATTTAATTATTATTATGATCTATACAATAACATAGCAGCATTAACTGGATATATTCAACGTAAAGTTTTAGGTACTCCATATACTAATAATGACGGAACAAAAACAGGATGGAATGTTGTACGAGTGCCTTCATCAAATGAAATTAGTAACGCTAGTAATTTATTAAATACTTTTCTATTACAATTAAATGGAAAAGATATAGATTTTAAAGCATTAATTCCTTTTGAATTAGAGATAACTTTAGATGGTATTGCTGGTTTTATTATTGGACAAATTTTTACTATTGATGATTCAATATTACCAACACAATACGCTGATAAAAATGTTGGATTTATTATAACAGGTGTATCTCATACTTTACAAAATAATGATTGGAATACAACATTAAAAACACAAATATGTCTATTAGATAATGATAAAATATCTAGCACATTAGGTAAAACTGAAAAAGATAAATTAAAATCAATAATATCATTAATACGTAGTCAAGTTAAAACAAACAGTTATTTAGGTAATGCTATGGCTGATTATTTAGTTTATTTAACTATTAATATTTTATCTGATGGTAATAAATTTGATAAACCCTTTATAGCAGGTACTAAAGGTTTACCTAATAGTTTTTCAAATAAACCTGGTGGATTTTTTGCAAGTGGTGACTCATCAAATGATCCAATTAGTTGGGATGAGTATTTAGAAGATGCTTCATCTTCAACTCAACTAGGAAAAGATAATGGAAGTATTAAACATGCGGCTGAAATAATAAATGGAGATTCACTTGAATTTTATAATCCAAATTTTCCTGATATTGGATACTTATATCAATGGTGGAAACAAGCTTCTACTTTATCATTACCTAATTTTCCTACTAAATTTTCAGACTTAATAACAGTACTTTTACCAGATGGAGTGACAAAAGTAGATTTAACTACTAATTTATCTAATTTCCAAAATGAAGTTCTTAATAAAATAGGAGCAGGAGGAAGTGGAGCTAATCTTGGAGATGGTATAGCAGCTGATAAAATTTTTATATATCGTTATTTTAATTATACTCCAATTACAACATTACAAAGCGCGGATTATTGTGATACAATTAGCACACCAGCTACTTCAACATTTCAAGCATACACTCACAAATATTTAAATTCATGGCGTTTGCGTGTGTTTTATTTAGATAAAATAAAAACTTATATAAGTACTTCTTGGGGACAAAATAGCCAATATGTTCAAGTAGGATCAGCAGGAACTGATATTTCTTTAGAATCTAATAGTTCAACAGATAATAAAGTTCCATGGTGGACTCCAACAGCTAGATTAGTGAATGTAAAATAATTTATTAAATGTATATATCACCATCACAAATAATAGAAACTGGGTACACACAGGGAGATATTCTAGTTATAACATATAATCAACAATTATATAAAGGATTTTATCATAAAGACAATCAAGGAAGATATTGGTCAGGTAAAGATCATACAGAATCATCAATGTTATTATCTTATTTACCTCCTGTAACACCAGAAATTACATTAAACACTGTAGCTAAAGATAATAATATAAGTTATCCATTTTCAAAACGTTTTGATTATGATTTAGATACACCATTAATTAAAAATGATTTTGTAGTACCAACTGAGTCTAATTATACTAAAGGATTTTTTGTTAGATATTTCGCACAACTAAAAAATTCATTCCAACCGTATATAGTTGAAGTTAAATATGATACTTATAGTACATTTGTAGTAAATAAAAATATTACTGATCATTACACTACCGCAGCTTTATTATGGCAGTTAACAGGACCAGTGAATGATGTATATAGTAATAATATAAGAACAACACCAGGAATTAAAGATACAAATTTACGTTCAATACAAGACGCTGAAAAAACATTTCCTAATTTATCTTTATATTTAACAGATCCACTACAGTATTCGCGTGTAACAAAATAAGTTTGGCTTGCTAAACTATTTAACCTATATTTAGGTTATAATTAAGGTTATGTATTACATTGTTGAAACAAAAGAACAACTAGATTATTTATCCCAAAATAAAACAGATAATTGTTTTGTGAGTGTTATACCACAAAATGATAATCACCATCCATCATTAACTAAACCATGTTTAGTATATTATCATAATGGAGAAAAGGGTTATATATTACCTATTGATCATAGTGAAGCATTTAAATTAGATTGGGAACACGTTAAACATTTTATCATTAATCATGATGTAGTAAGAGTATTAGATAAGAAATATCATAGATACTTTTTACCAGGCGATAAATTATATGATGTAAACTTTATTGAATATATTGATGAATTAGAACATGACACTAAAGTACATGTTGAATTTAATAGACAAAAATATTATTTAAATGAAGTAAATTCACTTATACCAATTTCTAAACATTATGAGAAATGGGAAAACATATATAAAAAGGCAACAGAAAAGCTTGTATTTTCAAAATGGTATAAAGTAAATGAATTTTTAAATGGTCCATTCACTGAAGTATTTTATCAGATTGAGAAAAATGGTATAGGTATTGATCCACGTAAGTTTAATAAACATTTTGAAACTACTTGGAAAGATAATTCGATTTACGGGAAT